GCGGTGTATGGCAGAAAGGGCAGCACCGCGTCCTGGATCGTCGCGCTGACTGCCAACCAAGCCATCACGCTCTCGGGCGACATCAGCGGCTCCGGTGCCACCGCGATCACCACCACGTTGCCATCGGTCAACGCCAATGTCGGCAGCTATCAGGGCATCACGGTCAATGCCAAGGGATTGGTGACGGCGGCGGTCAACCAAAACTACCTCACGGCCAACCAGACGATCACGCTGTCAGGCGATATCAGCGGTTCGGGGGCGACTGCCATCACTGCCACCCTGCCGACCGTCAATAGCAATGTCGGGGCCTTCACCTATGCCTCGGTGACGGTCAACGCGAAGGGGTTAGTCACCGCCGCCAGTTCGGGCGCGGCACCGCCCTCGCCTGCCTCGGTCGCTCCCTTGATGGACAGCGTAGCGGCGGTCGGGGTGTCAACCCTGTATGCCCGGCAGGACCACGTCCACGCCTCTGACACCAGCCGCTACGCCGCCTCCAATCCCTCGGGTTATATCAGCGGCAACCAGACGGTCACCCTGTCAGGGGATATGAGCGGGTCGGGTGCGACCGCGATCACCACCACGCTCGCCACCGTCAATGCCAATGTCGGCACGTTCCAGGGGCTGACCCTGAATGCCAAGGGGTTGGTGACCGCCGCTGCCAACCAGAACTATCTCACCGCCGCTGTGACCTCGCTCACCGCCGGAGCGGGTCTGACCGGGGGGGTGATTACCGCCACCGGCACGATTGCTTTGGCCACGCCGGTCGCGGTGGCCAGTGGCGGCACCGGCTCAACCACCGCAGGCGCGGCACTCACCGCGCTCGGTGCTGCGCCCCTGGCGTCACCGGCCTTCACCGGCACGCCTTCCCTGCCAACCGGCACGACCGGCATTACTCAGACCGCAGGCAATAGCTCGACCGCCCTGGCCACCACGGCCTTCGTGGCGACCTCGTTCGCTCCGCTCGCCTCACCCGCCTTCACGGGGACCCCATCATTGCCGACCGGCGCGATTGGCGTCACCCAGACGGCGGGCAACAGTTCCACCGCCTTGGCCACGACCGCGTTCGTGGCAACGTCGTTCGCGCCCTTGGCTTCGCCCACGTTTACCGGCACGCCCTCATTGCCCACCGGGGCCACCGGGATCACTCAGACCGCTGGGAATAGCTCGACCGCTCTCGCCACGACTGCCTTTGTCGCCAATGCCGTCAGCGGCTCGGTGGCGGGGGTTGCCAGTTTTAATACGCGGACGGGTGCGGTTTCGCTGACCGCCGCCGATGTCAGCGGCGCCACCGGACTACTGACGACCGGCGGCACGATGACCGGCAACCTGACGGTCAGTCTGGCCTCCCCCACGTTGTTCCTCAACACCGCCACGGTGACGTCGCGAGCGATTATCTCGCAGACCAACGGGTTAAACAGGTGGGCGTTCCAGGTCGGCGATACCGGGGCCGAGACCGGCTCCAACGCGGGCAGCAACTTCACCCTGACCCGCTATTCCGACGCTGGCGCCTTCATCGACAGCCCCATCCAGGTCTACCGCGCATCGGGTCAGGTGGTGCTGCCGCAGCCGCTCAATGTCAGCGCGGGCATCGTCGGCTCGACCACCAATGACACAGCGGCTGGCGGCATCGTCGGCGAGGTGATCTCGGCGGCGATTACCTCCAACGTCGCATTGACCACCGCCGTCGGCATCAATGTCGGCTCGGTCAGCCTGACCGCTGGTGACTGGGACGTCGATGGTCAGGTGCAGATTGCGCCCTCTGGCTCCATCACCGTGGCGGGCTGCGCCATCAACACCACCTCGGCGACGATGCCTGCGGCGGCCAACACGGCGTCACCGATGCAGCGGCTGACCATGGCGTTCACCTCGGGTGCCACGCAGATGCTCAACACCGGGCGCGGCCGCATCAGCCTCGCCTCGACCACCACGGTTTACTTGATTGCGACCGCGACCTTCGCATCGGGCACCGTGAACGCCCAGGGCTACATCTCGGCCCGCCGCCGCCGCTAACCCTTCCCCCACAGCACCGGTTTCTCAGGAGGCAACACCATGCCCGGTTTGTCCGTGTCGGACGTCGTCAACGTGTCGATCAACATGGCGCCGGTCGCGACACCGGTCCGCAACTTCGGTGCGCTGTGCATCGCGGGGTCCTCTGACGTCATCGATGTCAGTGAGCGGCTCAGGGAATACGCCACGCTCGACGAGGTGGTGGCCGATTTCGGCTCGACCGCACCCGAGTATCTCGCCGCCGACCTGTTCTTCGCCCAGTCGCCGCAGCCGTCCCTGCTCTACATCGGCCGGTTCGCGCAGACCGCGACCCACGCCATCCTGCACGGCGGCATCATGACCCCGGCCCAGCAGGCGTCGCTGCTGACCAACATCACCACCGTCACCAACGGCACGATGCAGATCACCATCGACGGCACGCTGCGCACGCTGGCCGCCACCGCCGCGTCACTGACCGGTGGGCCGTTCACCTCCACCGCGCAGACCACCTTGCTGACCACCCTCCAGGGCATCACCGCTGGCGGCTTTGCCATCACCATCAACGGCACCGCGCACACCACGGTGGGGCCGATTAACTTCTCCACCATCACCCAACTGTCCGACGCGGCAACCCGGATCAACACCGCCCTGGTTGCGGCAGGCGTCGCCGCTACCGTGGCCAATTCAGCGTGGAACGCGACGGCGGGCAACTTCTCCATCACCACGGTGGCGACTGGCACCTCGCAGACCATCAGCTTCGCCTCCGCGCCGGGCTCGGGCACTGATATCTCGGCCACTCTGCAATGGACCTCGGCCACCGGGGCGCTCACCCAGCAAGGCACCGCTGGGATGAATTTCTCGGCGATCACCAATCTCAACGGCGTCGCCTCGATCGTGACCTCGGCGATGTCGGGCGCGCGGTGCTTCTGGGACGGCGAGCGGTTCAACATCGAATGCACCTCGACCGGCACCGCCTCTACGCTCACCTACGCCTCCTCCTCGGGTGCGGGACAGGACATCTCGGCACTGTTGCGCCTGACCCAGGCAACCGGAGCCACTCCGCCGGTCAACGGGGTGACGGCGGAGACCCCGCTGGCCTGTGCCACCGCGCTCAGGATGCACCCCGAGTGGTATTGCCTGACCTACGCGCTAACCGCCGAGATGGCGAACTCCGACACGATTGCGGTGGCGCAATTCATCGAGGGTTGCTCACCTGCCTCGATGTTCGCCTACACCACGCAGAACACGGCGGCGCTCGACCCGACCAACCAAAACGACATCGCCTCTCAGCTACAGGCGCAGACGCTGTCGCGCACCATGGGCCAGTTCTCCAGCTTCAGCCTCTACGCGGTGTGCTCGCTGTTCGGCCGCTTCGCCACCGTCGACTACCAGGGGTCGAATACCGTGATTACCGGCAAGTTCAAGGTCGAGCCGGGAGTGGGCGGCGAGCAGTTGACCGAGACCCAGGCGACCACGCTGCGCTCGGAGAACCTCAACGTCTATGTCTACTACTCCAACGACGTCGCCATCATCCAAGAAGCCTGCATGGCGAACGGCTACTTCATCGACGAGCGGGTCGGCATGGACTGGCTGGCCAACCAAGTGCAGACGGATTTATTTAATGTGCTCTACACCAGCCTGACCAAGATCCCGCAAACCGATCCCGGTGTGCATATTCTTGTCACCACAGTCTCCAACTCGTGCCACCAGGGGGTGATCAACGGGCTGATCGCGGCGGGACAGTGGAATGGGCCGCCGCTCGGCCAGATCTCCACCGGGCAGCAATTGCCCACCGGGTTCTATGTCTACGGCCCGCAGGTCTCATCGCAGCCGCAGTCGATTCGCGAGCAGCGCATCGCGCCCACCATCCAGGCCGCGATTAAATTGGCAGGCGCGGTCCACTTCAGCGACGTCATCATCAACGTCAACCGCTAGTGGACCAAGTGCTGGCGGCGCTGCTGGCCCAGTTGTCGCTGGTCGAACTGCACGGCATCGGCGGTCAGGTCATCTATATCAACCCGCCCGAGGTGACCTCGGTGCGCGAGCCCCGAGGCCTCGACAGCGGTCATTGGGTGGCTGGTATCCGCTGCCTGTTGCTGATGGCCGACGGCAAATTCATCACCGTCACCGAACCCTGCACTGAGGTCCGCCACAAGCTGGAGCTGCCCCGCTGGGCGCGTTAATCCCCCAACCGAAGGAGTAGATACGTGGCTACATACAGCTTCATGGACGTCAACGCGTCCATCGTCGGCCCCGGCGGCAGTTTTCCGTTGGGCTATGGCAGTTGTAACGCGGAGGAAGGCATCTCGGTCGCCATGGTGGAATCGAAGAACACCATGACCGTCGGCGCCGATGGCTGTGTCATGCACTCCTTGCACGCGGGCAACGCTGGCACCGTGACGATCCGCTTCCTGAAGACGTCGCAGACCAACCAGATGCTGGCCGAGATGTATGACGTGCAACGGGTGTCCTCGGCGCTGTGGGGGCAGAACACCATCGTCATCTCCGACCCGGCCAGAGGCGACGCCATCACTTGCACCCAGGTGGCGTTCCAGCGGTGGCCGAACGTGAACTACGCCAAGGAAGGCGGGACCCAGGAGTGGGTGTTCGATTGCGGCGCCGTCAACGGCATCTTGGGTGACGGCACCGGAGGCGTCGTCTGATGCTGGAATTCGACGTCGACGGGCATCACTACCGGGCCCGCAAGATGAACGCGTTCCAACAGTTCCACGTCGCCCGCCGCCTCGCGCCGTTGATCTCCGAGATGTTGCAGATGGGCGATGCGCTGCGGGCGATGGGGGAGGACCCGAAAAAGCTGATCGTGCCGTTCGCCGACGCGCTGTCGCGGGTCAGTGATGACGACTGTAACTACGTGCTCGGCGTGTGTCTGTCCATGGTGCAGCGGATGCAGGGCGGCAACGGCGCTGGCATCGCCTGGGCCGACGCGTGGTCGGAGCGGGCGCACCGGGTGATGTTCGAGGACATCGATAACCTCCAGCCGATGATGGAGATCGTGGTCAACGTATTGATGGACAATCTCCAGGGTTTTTTCGGCGGCGTCATGACGGGGCCGGAGCAAACTTCACCAACCCCTACGCTGACGCCATTGAATGGGTGAGTATGCCCGACGGCGAGGGGTATCTCCTTCGCCCCGTGGCCAAAGGGATGTGCCGGTTGGAATCGCTACTGGACGGCACGCTGGACCTGGAGCACATCATGCTAGCCAACGATTACCTCGACATCATCGACGAGAACGACCGCCGCCTGCATCGGTATTTTGAGCGGCAGCGCGAGCGATGAGCACCTCAACCGGCAAGCGGCTGTTCGGGCGGATGTGGGACCTGACGCTGTCCACCGACCAGCCGGGGGTGCCCACCGCCACGGCGATCAACTTGTCCGAGTTCCACATCCAGTTCTCGGTCGAGATGATGGCGATGCAGGTGCCGTGGCGGCTGACCGCGACGGTGATCAACCCGCCCGACGAACTGGCCAACCAGATTATCACCCAGGCCACCAAGGTGTCGCTCTATGGCGGCTACCTATCGGCTCAGTATGGCCATCTGTTCTCGGGCACCTGCGTGTATTTCGAGAAAGGCAAGACCTCGCCCACCGAGACGTTCCTGCGCATCCACGGCTCGACCGCCGATGTCGCCTACACCCAGGCCTTGATCAATCAGAACCTGCAAGCGGGCTATACCGCCCAGGACGTGGTCGACGCGGTGGTGGGAGCGCTTGGGCCTTACGGTGTGACCCAGGGCACGATTACCGCTTTGGCGCAGGACAAATCGCCACGCGGCCGCACGCTCTACGGGATGCCCAGGGAGATCCTGCGCGACCTCACCCAGACCGCCAAAGCGACGTGGTGGCTGGATGACGGCAACCGGCTGAATATTATGAAGGAGGGCGAGCCGCTGCCTGGAGCGCCGATCCAAATCAACATCCTCAACGGCATGACCGGCATTCCGACCTGGGAGTTGGGGCGCGGGATCAAGGTGTCGTGCCTGCTCAACTACGCGGTGCAGCCGGGGCGGCTGATTCAGATCAACAATGAGATCGTCAACCAGATCAGTCGGAAGCTCCCCGACGATACCGGTGGCGATATCAGCCAGACCAGGGGGGTGCTGCAAACCGCGCCACAGGACTTCAACGGCATCTATCTGGTCTGGGGGGTGAACCACGCGGGCGATAACCGGGGCAATGAGTGGCACACCCACATCACCACCATGCCGGTGCTTAATCCGCAAGAAGCTGGCCCGAGGCAGCCCGGCTGATGGCAGACGTCCTGCAAGAATTTCTGGTCTCCGTCAAATACGCGATCGACGCGACCTCGCAGAACCGCCTGCTGGATGCGCTGAAGCGGGTCTCCGCGTCCGCGCTCGGCACCGAACTGAAGATCCTCGGCCTCGTCGGCTCTCTGGTGGAACTGACCCGCCGCCTCGCCGAGGCCGGTGAGCAGTGGTATTGGATGTCGCAGCGGATGGGCGAGTCGGTGTCCAATCTGGTCACCGCCACCGACGCGATGACCCAGTTGGGCGTCTCGGCGGGCGAGGCCAAGGCTTCGTTCGAGGGGTTCGGCTACTGGGTGCGCAGCCAGGGCCCTGCCGCTACCGCGTTCCTCGGCGCGTTCGGCATCACCGCGAAATCGACCCAGGGCCAACTGGAGCAGATGGCGCAGACGTTCCGCCGCTATGGCGGGGCCGACCCGAACTCGCCGATGTATTGGTTCAGCCTGCAACTGGCGCGGATGTGGAACATCCCCGAGATGGAGATGCGGGCGATGGCGTCGGGCGCCTGGGCGCGGCAGGAGGCGCGCCGCCGCGAACTGGGCATGGCCGCCTGGGGGGTCGGCTCGGAGGAGGCCCGCTCCGACCGGATGCAGAAATGGGCTGAGCAGGCCAACAAGGTGATGACGATCTTCCGCGAGTTCGGCTTCGTCTTGGCCGACCTCTCGCGGTATTTCGGTGCCCGGCTGTTCGACATCTTGCTGCCCAAGCTGCAAGCCCTGTTCAGCCTGATGATGAGCAACCTGCCCGCGATCCGCTATTGGCTGGACGCGGCGGCCAAGGCAATCGGGGTGCTGTTCGATATCCTGACCGCCACGTTCGGGCTGCTCTCCTCGGTGTTTCAACTGGTCACCTCGGCCTTCCGCGAGGTGATGTCCTGGCTGGATATCATACCTCCAGCGCTCCAGCACTTGGCCGAGGCGCTGGTCGTCATCGGGGCGCTGGTGATGCGCTCGCCGTTCGGGCTGTGGATTACCGCGCTGAGCGCGCTGTTGCTGCTGATCAACGATTACATGGTGTGGAAGCAGCACGGCTTGAGCCGGTTTGACTGGAAGGGGTTCGATACCTTCAAGACCGAGATTGACGGCCTGATTGAGAGCGTCACCGGCCTCAAGGATGGACTGTGGAAGGTCGTCGCGCCGCTCCTGGTGATTGCCACGCTGGTCGGTCCTGGGCGGCTGTTCCGCTGGGGCATTGGTGGGCTGTTGCGGTTGCTCGGCCTCGGCGGAGCGGCGGCAGGGGCTGCGGGGGCCGCTGGCGGGGCGGCGGCGGGAGCGGCGGGGGCGGGTGCGGCAGCGGCGGCAGGCCGCATGGGGCTCGGTGGGTTGCTGTTACGCGGCGCCACCTTCATGGCCGGGCCCTGGGGAATGCTGGCCACGGCGGTGGGCACCGGGCTCTACTACTATTTCACCTCCAGCAGTTTCCACGACGGCGTTAATAAATTCCTGTTCGGCCACGAGACGCCGGAATCGGTCAAAGCCCTGGCCGAGAATTTCTGGACCTCGATGAAGCAGATGGCCGAGGATATGTTTAAGTCGACCGCCGATATCGACCCGACGGCGGGCTCCGCGCATGGGCCAGGAGGGGGACTCCTGGGGCGGCTGTTCCGAGGCCCCGGAGGGATGGGACCGACCGGCCCTGCGGTGGGGGCGGCGAAGATCCGTGACGACATCGCGCAGATGCTCGGGGTGTCCAACCTGATCGCCTCGGCGTTTACCTCCAACTTCCAGGCCGAGAGCGGGCTGCACCCTGACGTCACCTATGGCGGCGGCGGCTATAACCCTGGCTCGTCCTTGGCCTATGGGCTGGCGCAGTGGACGGGGACGCGGCGCGCGGCGCTGGAGAAATTCGCCGCCGAACGCGGTCTCGATGTGCGCTCCGAGATGACCCAGTTGATGTTCCTGAAATACGAGCTTGGCTCTAAGTTTCCCACCATGCTCGCCACGCTGCGCTCGATGGAGGCGCGGGGAGCGTCGGCCACCCAGTTGGCGGACTATATCTTCAGCAATTTCGAGGTGGGTCCGCCAGAGTCCAGGGCGGGCCATATCGGGCCCGCCGAGGCGATCTCGGCACTGCCGCATGAATCGGTGGCAGCCTCTTCGACCACCAGCAATGGCGGGGTGGTGCTGAACCACCAGTCCACCATCACGGTGGGACCTGTGCCGAACGCTGACGCCGCCGCCATCCGCGTCGGTCAGGAGCAGACCAGGGTGAACCAGCAGATGTTCCATCACGCCCAGAATGCGCGCCGATGAGTGGCGCTCTGACCGCGCTCTCCGCCGTCTCAGGGATTGCCGCCCAGGCGCTGCCGCAGGTGCTGACCGGGGGGTTGGGCCAGCAACTGGCATTCCTCCGCCAGCCGCGCCAGATCGGCCCCGCCACTGACGCGCCTCCCGCCAGTTCCAAGTGGTCGCCCGCCCCTGCCGGTGTGGTGGTGCCCGATGTGACGATCGAGGAGAATTTCGACGACCGGCTCACCGTCACCCAGCATCCGGTCGCCACCGGCACGCCGTTGAACGATCACGCGTTCCGCCAGCCGCGCACTCTGACGATGCGGCTCGGTTTCACCAACGCCAACCCGGTGGGCGCGCTGGTCGGCGGGGTGATGTCGGGGCTGAGTGGTGGGGCGGATGTCGGCGATGCCCTCTTAAGCGGCGGCAAGGGATTGCTGGGAACGATCGATGAGAGCCGCGCCAAGACGATGTATGAGACCATCCGGGCGTTGCAGTTCAACGAGAAGGTGGAGCGTGGCAAGAGCCCGGTGGTGCCGATGCAGGTCACCACCGGCAAGCGGACCTATCCCGCCATGGTGATCACCGAATTGACGGTGCGCAATGACGCCAAGACCGAATATGCCCTGATCATCGACGTGCACTTCCAAGAGGTGCTGATGGCCACGGCCTCGGTCTCGCAACAGCCCAGCCAGGGCAATCAGGCGATGCCGCAGAAGACCGACGGCACCGCCAATGGCGGCACCAAGAACCCGACCGGGCCGGTCTCCTCGGTGCTGAACTCGCCGTTCTTCGACCCGCTCTTTGGCCCGCACACCACGGTGCCGTCCAATCCATGAGCGGCACTCTCCAGGTCTTCGAGGTGCCGCTGTCGCCGCAGCCCCAGCAGTTCCAGATCACCCTGGGCGGCAACCAACTAAACCTTACCTTCCTCTACCGCGACGCACCGATGGGCGGCTGGACCGTCGATATCCTCAACAACGCCTATGCCCCGATCGTGTGCGGTGTGCCCTTGGTCACGGGGACGGATTTGCTGGCGCAATACGGCTACCTGGAATTCGGCGGCCAGCTATGGGTCACCTCGGACGGTGATCCCGACGCGGTGCCGACATTCTTCAATCTCGGCGCAATCCCCGGCGGCCATCTCTACTGGATACCCAACCCGTGAGCGTCACCACCACCAAGGACCTCTCGGTCGGTGCGACGCTGTCCTCGGTCAGCACCGTCACCACCGCCAAATCCCCCGCGCCCAAGCAGGGACCGGTGGATGCGCGGCTGCGCGCGCTGCCACCGTCCGAGGTGGCGCTGGCCGAGGCCGATGACCGGCAGGTGCAGATCCACACCGCGATGCCGGGCATCATCGTCTCGTTCGATCCCTCCAAGCAGACCGCGACAGTGCAGCCTGGGCTCCAAGGGGTGCAGTCCAACGCCGACGGCACGCGGACCCCGGTGTCGATTAAGCCGATCCAGGACGTGCCGGTGATCTTTCCGGCAGGCGGCGGCCACACCCTGACGTTCCCGGTCAAGGCGGGGGACGAGTGCTGGCTGATGTTCGCCGAACGCTCGATTGACAACTGGCACCAGCATGGCGGGGTTCAGCAGCCCTCGGACTGGCGGATGCACGACATCACCGACGCGGTCTGCTTGGTCGGGCTGCGCTCGCAGGCCAAGCAACTGACCGGCGGGGTGGACACCCAGGCGACCATGCTGCGCTCCGACGACGCCACCTCGGTGATCTCCATCAACGGCCCGCAGACCCTGATTACCATCGAGACCGGCGGCTCGGGCGGCGACAGCATCACCGTCGATGGCAAGTCGCACATCGTCACGGTCAGCACCAAGAACACCACCATCCTGTCCAATTTTATCAATATCGGCCGGGCGACCGACGAGATCGGCATGTTCGGCGGCGGCCCCGTCAACAAGGGCACCATCACGGGGTCGCGCAACAACAACCCCGCCCTGACCAACCTGCTGATTTACCTCGCCTCGCGCGGCGACATCGTCAACAACACCACGAACTAGGGGTGTCCCATGGCGCAGATCCGCTTCCCCAGGCCGCTGCGGCGGTCTCCGGCACAGGCGACGCCGAGGCCCTACAAGGCCTGCAAGGGCTGTCAGGCGGTCCGCAAGGTGCTGACCAAGCTGGTGCGGCGATGATTACGCTGCTCATCTACATCCTGATCCTGTTGGTGATCTTCGGCATCGCGTTCTACATCGTCGATGCGATGCCGTTCGGTCAGCCGCCGCTGAAATGGGCGATCAAGGCGCTCATCGGGCTGATCCTGCTCCTGGTGCTGTTGGAACTGGTGGTGGGACGCATTCCGCCCGCCGTGGTGCTGCGATGAGATACCGCAGGCTCTCGTCTGCGGGGGATTACGTGTTCGGCGGCGGCCAGGGCGATTTCTACATCGACCAGCCCGAGGCGGTGGCGCAGTCGGTGATGACCCGGCTCAGCCTGTGGCAGGGCGACTGGTTTGCCGACCTCTCCCAGGGCACGCCCTGGGCCACCCAGGTGTTGGGCGAGCGGACCCGCTGGACCCGCGACGTGGTGGTGCGCAACACCGTGGATAACACCGAGGGAGTGGCTGATATCGCGGAGTATTACTCGGTGCTCAACCGCGACACCCGGACGTTCTCGGCGGCGATGACGATCGACACCATCTATGGCCGCGCGGTGCTCGGGGTGGGACGGCTGCCTGGGACGGTGCCACCGCTGCCGGTCGCTCCGGTGGTGCCTGCCCCCGTGGTGCCCGCTCTCACCCTGAGTGTCGAGGGCGGCCTGCCGTCGAAGACCGACGTCTCGGCCACCCCTGCCGACCTGATGCAGCAAGGCTCGGTCTACATCTCGGACTTCCTGATCCGCCGGGTTGACGCGGGCCGGTTTGGCTGATGGATATCGTCTCGGCCGCCTCCTTCGTGGTGCTGGCGCCCGCCATCGGAACTCGGCCGTTGGCGCCAAGCCACTACGTGCACCGGCCGAGGGCGGTGCCAGTGGAGGTCGTCTATCGGCCCCTGCTGGCACCGATCCCCAGACCGCCGCCGCCCACCGATACCTCGCTCGCCCCCACCCGGTTTATGGTGGCCCTGCCGTCGGGCGAGATCCGCCCGCTGCGCGCCCCTGGGCGGCCGCCAGAGCCGCCACCCCCATCCCCGGTGCAGCCCTACCACCCGCTGCCGGTGCCGCCCCCTGTGCCCCTCCCCAGGCCCAGGGTGGCCTATCCCCGCCCCACCATTCCGATGGTGGCCCCTCTGGACGTGGCCTTGCCGCCGTGGAACGCCACCACCGTGGGGCTGACCGCCACCGCTGGCTCGGGCACCACGATCTCGGCCACCGACGCCGATTTGCTGCATGGCGGGCCGAACGCCTACATCACCGACTTCACC